GTGTCTGCTATTAGCCCAGTACCAAGTACAGCACCAGCAGTTTAATTTAATCAATTATGGCTTTAACAATAGGACTTATTTAATATGTCATTGCTACAACAATTTAATGGTGATCTCCATACTAAAGGTGAGGTTAAAGACTTCATTGATAACTTCATAGCCGAAGAAGGTGTAAGGAGAATATTTGATAGACAAGATGTGTCAGCCATTGCTGATGCTAAGGACTTAATAGATAAAGCTTTTGAAGCTCTAGACCAACTATATGGAATCAAGACCCCAGAGAAAACAGTTACCAATAAAGCCCGCTAGATTATCTGATCCTGGTGAGAAACTAAGGATACTCCAAATGTACGCTGGAATATTCCCTAATAATATTTCAGAGTTTGCTAATAAGGTTATCCGTAAATACAAAGTACAAAAGAATACATCCCGATAATGTGACCACTTGACATAATATATAATAGTGACATTAAAAGCTCGCAGATAAGCATATCTCTGCATAAACGGATGATAGTAAACCATAATCTATTAAACAAACATGAGTGATGAACTCAACCAGGATGCTGATACCATAACATCAGAGGAGGAGCTAGACCTTGACCTTAATCTAGACGACAGTGAGGATGTCGAAACTCTTAAAGATGCATTGGCTAAGAAAGATGCCTTTGCAAGACAAGTAGTCGCAAGAGCTAAAAAAGCAGAAGCAGAATTGAAAGCATTAAAGAATACTCCTGCCCCTCAAAAAGAGATCATTACAAACAACAACCCTGTTAATCAAGATGTTATTGAAGAAACAATCTTACGTTCTCAAGGATTAAGTGACGAATTGCTAGGAGAGTTAAAGGCTCTAGCCAAAGTTAGAGGCACAAGCCTACTCGCTACTCAAGCCGATCCTATCTTTGTGAAAATGAAAGAGGTTAAAGAAGAAGAAGCTAAAGCTGAAAAAGCTAAACTATCTGCTTCCCGAGGTTCTGGTCAAACTAAAAAGACTAAAGACTTCGGCTCTCAAGGTTTATCTGATGAAGAACATAAAGCCTTATGGCGTGAAAAACAGGGATTATAATATAAATTAACATGGCTTTAGGAACAGACCAGTATACAGCTGGAGTCGGAGGAGATTTGACAGTTGATATCCCTTTAATTTGGGGTCAAAAGATCAATGATTACTTCCGATACAATTTAAGTTTAGCTGCTTTCTTCGTTGATCGAAGTGAGGAACTATCTGAAGGAGGTTCAGACATTTACACTCCAAACCTTTCAGCATTATCAACTAATGCAAAGGCTAACGGTTCTCAAGTAACATTATCATCTCCTACATACGACAGGATCACTCTTACAGTTTCAACTTGGAGAGAAGCATCTTTCGTTATTGAGGATCGTGAAATGGCACAGTTGAAGAAATCATATTACTTGCAAGACAAGATCGCTAAAGGTGCAGCTTGGGAAGTAGCCGCTGACCTTGAAGACGCTATTGCATTACTATTCAGAGACATTACTACAAACGTACTAGGAACTGGTACTCAAAACATTGCAGATAGCTCCCTATTGGCTGCTATGGCAATTCTTGAGACTGCTGGAACTCCAGGTATTTACACTGGTGATGTATCTTGGATCATGCACCCAAACTCTTTCTACAGACAAATTGGTTCAGTAGATAAGTTGACTCTATGGCAAAATACAAACACAGAATTACCACGTGCTAAAGCTCCTACACGAAGCTTGTACAGTATTCCTGTTATTGTAACTCCTGCTGTACCGTTGGGTACAGGTGTTGCTGCAGAAGCAGGTGCTCGTTTGAACTTACTAGCTCACAAAGATGCTATCCACTGGGCAAGATTGACTATGCCAGTAAAGGCTAAAATGGGCTTTGTAGGATCAGAAGGTGTACGTGTTCAGCAATCTTACATTCAAGAATACTTAGCAGAATTGGTTACTGTTGATATCTGTTACGGTGTTGTTGAAAACAAAGATGCAGCCGCGGTGAAGATTCGTTCTCACTCTACTGCTGTTGGACTCTAATTAATAATTAGATTGTTGTGGGGCTTTCTCTCCTTTATGGATTGCCCCACACATAAAGGAAATAATCACTTAATATATGGGATCAGTAAATGTAGGACATCTAGCTAAAAATAGAGTTATCCGAGATATGTCGGGTAACATTATTGATTGGTACAATGAAGCTAATGGAGGGTGGATTATCAAAGGGAGACAAGTAGTCAATCAAGATAAATTCCAAGAATACTTAAAGATAGAACAAGATAAACAAGAGGCGGCTACCGCTATCACTAAACAGATAGATAATGATGTGCCTGAAAGGATCGCAGCCCCCTCTCGTGTTGATGATCTTGAGGCTAAGGTTAACGATATGGGGTCGAAACTGGATGCAATATTAACAGCTTTAAACAAAAAATAACATGATAAAAGATGATGGTGTTGTTTTAGCTCGTCAAGAAAGTAAATCAAAGGCTTGGAGAGATTTAAACAATGAAACAATAGAGGTCTACACAATAGGTAAAAGAAATAAGAAAACTAAATAACAATGAATATTCTATTTTTAAATGGTGCGTACCCTTTTTGTTATTACTACAGGGGTTTTTTGCCTGGTGTTTATTCTGGTCAAATGGTAGTCAATGACTTCATTAAACTTAATGGTCAGAGTACAGCCGAAGAAGTGACCAGACTAGCCCAGAAAGCAGATGTAGTAGTGATGCAACGCCCTAATGATCGCAAGAGATTAGAATTAGTACGAGCTTTAAAGAAAGCTGGTAAGAAAGTTATATTTGAGAATGATGATACCTATTTAGTAGGTAAAGGAATCATGCTTGATAGGCTAAACAATGACAGTCAGAGAGCTAAAGCGGTAGAAATAAGTACCTACACTAATCAAATACTAGCTATGTGTGATGGGGCTATTGCTTCTACTCCTATATTGGCTAAAGAATACTCTGAAATTAACCCTAATGTAGCTGTTTTAAAGAACTGTATTGATCCTCTAGACGAATACCCAACTAAAAAGAACACTACAGGTAAGTTTAGAGTGGGTTTTGTAGGTTCAGTCACTACTAATGATGACTATTTACATATTAAAGACCAAATCAAGGCTCTAGATGAGAGAGGAGATGTGACTATAGTGGTGATGGGTATTAAATATCAAGATGGTAGCCGTATTGACTTTATGGAGGGAGACTATAAGTTTTGGAACTCACTACAAAATGTAGAGTGGAAACCTTATGTGCCTATTAATGGCTATATGATGACTCTAGCAGACCTAGCCCTTGATGTAGCTATTATCCCTCGTGAAGATAATTACTTTAACCGTTGCAAGTCTAATCTTAAATTCCTTGAGATGTCCTTATTACGAATACCAGTAATAGCTCAAGGCTTCCCTGATGGCACTAGCCCCTATCAAGGAGTAGACGAGGAGTACATGACAGTGGTTGTGGATAACCTCACTTGGCTAGATAAAATACTTGATGTAAAATTAAACCACGATAAATATCTCTCTCTGGCAAATAAGGCTCATGACTACGTTCTTGAGCATTATAATATTGAGACTTATGCCTCGCAGTGGGTAGAAACTATTAAAAAACTTTGTAACAAATAAATATATATGAAAATTCCACAAGAATACCTAGCAGAGAAAAACTACGAAGGTACTCGTTTAGTTGAAGTGAAAGATGAGACAGTGCTTAAACTAAAAGCCAAGCTAAAAGAACTACAAACAGAAGCTAATCCTTTTCTAGTTAAAATGGAGGCTATTACTCCTATTCTAGACCCTTTTTATACTAAACTTAGAGACTTAGAAGAACAAAAGAAGAAGATTCAAGAAGAAATGTCACCTGTAATGGAGAAATACCAAGCAGAACTACAAGAAGTAGAGAAGATTGACTCTAAAGCTAAACTGATTAAGGACAAAATTGAGCCTATAGTGTACAAACTGGCTCAACCTTTACTTGGTGAATTTGAAAAAGCTACTCAATTAGTGGAAAAAGGAGATAAAGTTTACATTGAAATAATTGATGAACTAGAGGAGAAAGTAAAAGCTATCAGAACTACAAAAGCTAACGCTATTAAGTAATGATCCCGATACATAAATACAGTGGCAGATTAGGCAATCAAATGTTTCGTCATGCTTATATCTACGCCCAAGCTCGCAAGGGTTTGATCCCTGATGTTTATGTACAAGATGAGGAATACTTTAAAGAGTACGCAGAGGAGATTAAAGCTCTGTATAGAGTGGGGATAAAAGACCAAATAAATCAAGTCGCTATCCATATCAGACGTGGTGATTATGTAGGTTCAGACTTCCACTTTAACTTATGGGCTACAGAGTATTATCGTAAGGCTATAGATATGTTCCCTGATGATAAGTTTCTAATCTTCTGCCAAGACAGACAAGGTGAGGATAGGGATATTAGAGACAAAGAGTGGTGTGTAGACTACTTCACTAACTTAGTAGGTAAAGATAGGTTTGAGATGTGGAATAGTGACAATGAGATAGACGACATGAACACTATGGCATCATGTAAACATCAGATTATTGCTAATAGTACATTCTCTTGGTGGGCTGGTTACTTAAACCCTAATCCTAATAAGAAAGTAATAGCTCCGTGTGAAGATTCTTGGTTTTTTGATGGTGTTACTAGAACTAAACTCCCTGATGCATGGATAAAACTATAAGCATATGTATACCTGTATATGATGGTATGCCAAATGGAGATTGGTATTTACAGAGGTGTTTAGACTCCATTGAGAGCCAAACATATACTAATTATGAAATAGTTATTACTAGAGAGGGGTCAATGGCTCACAATACTAATCTAGCAATAAAACAAGCAAAAGGTGACTTAATTAAAATACTATACCAAGATGACTACTTAGCACATAAAGACTCGTTACAGATGATTCTAGGGGCATTTAAAGGGCAATGGTTGGTCACTGGCTCACAAGGAGACAATGGAGATAACCTAATGATGCCTGTATATACTGGGGATATCCACAAGGGTAATAATAAGATTGGTTCACCCTCTGTCCTTACTATCTTAAATGATGGTCCCCTCTTATTTGATGAGAACATGACTTGGTTACTAGATTGTGATTATTATAAAAGGATGTATGAGAAATATGGCGAGCCTGTCTATCTAAAAGACATCAATGTCATTATAGGTATAGGAGAACACCAGACTACTCACACTCTACCTCAATCTATAAAAGACTCCGAACAAGATTATTTACTAACTAAATATTAATATGATCCCAGTTTTACGCCCTGATTTTAATCAAGAAACTATCAATGCTCTTATAGAAGTATTAAAGAGTGGTTGGGTAGGTCAAGGTTCTAAAGTGATAGAGTTTCAAGAAAAGTTTGCTAATTATGTTGGTGCTAAATATGCAATAGGGACTAACTCCGCCACCTCGGCTCTTGATCTATGTTTAAAAGTCTATGACATTACAGGTGGTGAACTTATCACTACACCTATGACCTTTGTGGCTGATGCTATAGTCGGTGAGTGGAACGGTATGGATGTAACCTTTGCTGATATAGACCCTGACACATTATGTCTAGACCCTAATTCAATAGTTATCACCCCAGAAACTAAAGCTATTATAGCTGTTCACTCTCACGGTAGATTGGCTGATATTGATGGTATTAGACAGAAATGTAAG